ATAGCAATAGCAGATGCTGGAGCACCAAGATTTTCAATTAAACCAGTGATGCTACCATCAGCAGAACCTTCACCAATCTTCGCACCACGAATAGCAGCACCTGTCAAGTTTACTCCATTATTGATTGGAAGCTTCAGTTTTCTTGGCAGAGATTGAATAGGATTAGTGGTGAGAGTGTGTGAGTTATCAGTTCCTCTATTTGCATCAATATCACTATTGTACCAAGTCAGAGTACCAGATTTAACAAATTGTGCTTTGTAGATTTTGAAGGTAAGATCTTGGAATTGTGATGGAGTCCAAATTGTACCGTTTTGAGACTTAAAGAGAGAACCACCAATGTACTGCTTAGTAACAACGACGTTCTGAACATCGGGCAATGATGTTGTTCTAACAGTCTTCTTGCCCATTGTTGCTGTCCACATTTCATACTCATCAGAGTCTGGGGACAGAATAACAATCGCATATTCTTTATCGCCACCTTCCAGGAAGACTGGTGATGGGAATCTTACTCTTGTTGGGAGTGGATTGAATGGATCTGCCTCATTAATAACAATGTCTTCTGGTCTCAGATTAACTCTACACCAGTCAGCAACCAATCTGTCAGTTGGAATGCCGAGTTCCATTGTTCTAAGTTCAATCTTGACCTTAGTTGTTCCTGTTGGTTTGGCAGCAAAGTAAAGATCAAAGGATGTCAGATAGATACCTTTTCCAGGAACCGTGAATGATTGTGCCAGCGGATCTCTGTGTGGTGCCTTGACTTCAACTTGAACTTCAGTTGGTTTTGCTGCAGGTTTGGGTGGATTTCTGACAGAAACTCTAGATGTCTCTTGAGTGAGAATAGTTCCGGAACCAGAGTACTCACCAATTGCTTCACTAGCAAATCTAGTGGAACCTGGAAGTACAACAGTGTTTGGAGGAGTTGCTGTAATTTTTACAGTCTTAGTTCCTGCTTTGACTCTAGTAGCAGGTTTTGGTGTGCTGTTAGGATCTCTGAAGAAGAAGTTGCCAACAATATCACCCCAGTTATCAGAAATCAGTTCTGCTCTAGTAATTGTGGCAACAGCACTTGATGTGCGACCAATAATCTTACAACCTCTTTCAACATATCCATAGTATTTTTGGTCGTTAGCAAGAGCTCTTACACCAAAATTAATTAATCTTGATGTTGGTGAGTATCCAGGACCAGGTGCGGGTCTATTTCTATCATATGGGTCAACAGTATACTTTTCAACTAAAGTTGCTGGAGAACCAAGTCCAGCACCGATGTCTGGTCTTGAGGTGTCACCAAACTTATGATTAGGTGCCTGAATTCTGATAAATCCAATCTTATTGTTGTTGGCATCAAGAATATCTGCGTCTTCAAATACCTGGAAAGTTCCAGACTGCATTTGAATTTCACAAATTTTGGGGACAACATCAACTTGCTGACTATCAAGATACTTGTAGTGCTTGGTAAATGGTCTCAGACCATCAGCATTGAAGTATACGTTTCTAGAACGCATCCAAGGATCTGCTTCACCAGATACTTTTACATCTTCAACATAGTTAAACTCTCTGGCAGGTCCTTTGAGTTTTGGTGTGTACTTAGTTGTAGTTGTAATTGTTGTAGTGGTGAATGCCCTAGTTCCTCTTTCACCTCTACCACCACCTTTTTTGTAAGTAACGTATTCAGTTTTTTGGTCTACATTTCTAGTTTGATTTGCTTCTTGCTTCCATTGAGCACCAGTGGACTCAGTTCTATGGTCATCGATGTAAATGGTTCTTACCCAGTTGTCGGATGGGGGATCTAATTGAACACCACCAACAAAAACAATAACGTTGAATGGGTTTACATTCTCAACATTAGTCGCATGTGGTTGATTTAAGAACTCAACTTCATTATACTTCAAGGTAAGCATATCACCAGTCTTTTGAATATTAGTATCCAAAAGGCGAAGGTTTTGACTCAGATCTGCTTTAGTTCTATCAATGTTTGGATCAAGTGCCAATTCAGCATTGATTGACCAAAAATCAATAGGAGCAATAGCAGTAGCACCTTCTTTAGAAATCTCAACCGTTGACAAGTCTGGATTCATCAAAGACTTATCTCTAAAGTCAGATACGATAAATCCACTCTTGAATCTATCCAATCCATTAGCATCCGTTACGGATAATGTCTTGGCATTCAACTCAAGCATTGAGAGACTGGTGATTTCTTCCAGATTTTCAATTCTATCTTCTAATTTACCGATATCACGCATCGTGAATCTTCTGTTATCTCTAAACAGAATTCTTGGATCCTTAACAGCGTTATAGCAATATGCTGGATACTGAATTTGTGCGATTTCCATCGCATCATCAGAAAGAACAGGTGCCTGTGGAATATCGGCAGGTTCACCTTGAATTACTTCAACTTCACCAAAACGGTTGATGCTTACAGTATCAATTCTTGGGAGATAGTAACTATATCCAACATGAGAAGTCTCATCTGGAGAAATTACATATCTATAAGTTGCGTCATACTGTCTACTAGAAAAATCAAATGGTGATGTTGTAGTAGAAGTAAATGGTTTTACTCTTGGTCTAAAGTCTACAATATCAGAAACACTCAGACCATTTGGAAGTCTTGGAAGATCGCTCTGATATCTGTCAGCCGAATAAGAATTGACGGTGAAGAAATCACCTTCGTCTCCAGGAGCAACTTCATACTTATCGTAAATTACAAGAAGTTGCTTTTCTGGTGTTGGACTACCAGGTCTTCTTACAATTCTGGAGAAGTCGCAATATTCGTGTCCATTACCATCGACTAATCTATAGTTAGCAGTTAAATCTGTGTAACTACCTTTAGTGGTCTTCTGAATGACTGCTTCAATAGCAGAATCTCCAAAAGTAACAATTTCTCCAACAGTGAAGTTGTTGCTATTTCTTCTTACATATGTAATTGTATTAGAAGTTCTACCAACAACCTGTGCTACTGCTCTGCTATCTCTGCCAGTCATTTTCTCACCGACAATAGCATTTTGATCAAGTGCTAAACCAGTAGCAAATGTCAAGGTATCGAGAACAGGTGCGTTAGAATCAGTTGATTCGAGAACAGCACGAACATTTACAACGTCTGGAACATTCAAGGAGATATCTTTATCTTCAATTCTAAGACCATAGAACTTATTTGTAGTAAGACCATTCAAAGCAGAACTCTTTTGAGTCTTATCAATAGTGACTTGTTGACTTCTCACAAAACTCTTAGTCTTGTGGGAAATAACTCTCTTGCTGAGAGTGACATTTACAATACTATTTGTATCACTTGTTTTAGTGAGACCACTAAACGTTACAGATTCTCCATTAGCACCCAAAGTGAAATTAGAATCTGTCAGTGGTTCAATAGTTCCATCAGAGTAGTGAATAGAATATCTTTCTGCGTCAAATGACTCATAGAAAACATTTGTAAGACCTTCTGTTGCTTCTGTAGCATCAGTAAGTGTTAATGCGATTTGATTGTTACTAAAACTAGCAACAGGAATTTGTCTAGTAATTGTCAGATCTGCTCTACCAAGATCAACCGATGCTGTATTGGCAATGGGCATTGACGAATACAAACCCGCAGAACCAAAGTTAGTAATCTTTGGAACCATGATAGAGAATGTATACTTGCCGGCAGCATTTACATTGCGATATACGCCAGAAACTGGTTGAGCATTGATAGTAATATCAATTGAATCTCCTGCTGCGCTGATTGCATCAATGTTAGCATAAACTGGATCGGCATTGCCATTTTGATACATAATGGTTCTGCCTCTCTGGGATGCTCTGGCAATGATACCAGTTTGTCCGGAGAAGAATCTTCCAGCAACAGTACATCCAGTCTTGGTGTTTGTTCCTGCCGAAGGAATAGTAATCATATCAGTCTTCGCAAAATTAGCCAGTTCCTTCGGATAGAGAACTGTATCTGCGATGAAGTTAGGAGTTCCAACAATACCATTCTTGGAAGCAACATCCTGGAAGACTGCCTTAATATCTTCTGTAGTGAAGACATCAAGAGACTGAATACCAGATTGATATTCAACATCTTCATTAATAATAACTTGCTCACCAGTCATAAACTTACCAGAAGTTTGTCTCAGACTGTAAACATTGCTGGAAGATGTTGCCAAATATCCAGTAGCACCGCTTGAAAGACCTCTAAAGTAAGAACCAACAGGAACATTAGTCAGATTGTAGGTATTAGCAAGTGTTACTTCAGTATATGTCTGAATATCAAAGAGGTAAAGATCAAATTGTGTGGCGACATTCTTATAAGTATCGTCCGCAAGTCCAAACCAGTAGACTCTTGCGTCACCAATCTTAGTTCCTAATCCTGCTGTAGCAGCATCTGCTATATTGCTAGTTCCTGAGTGATTTCTTCTGGCAGCATACAGTTCAATGGTATTTGAACTAGTGTTATTGCTTCCAGATGAAAGATCTCCAATATTGATATATGGTGTTCCAGATACATTATTAACTTTCAGTTTTCCACCCATGCTGAATGGAATGACTGAACTGTTGACTCTCTTAGTTGTTCTTGGTTTTGGAACATCAAGAACAGTAGAACCAACCAAGTCAACATCATATCCTCTAACATATGCTGTACCAGCAGATACTTTAACAGCAATTTGGTCCTTGGATGGAGTATTTCCCTGCTCAGTTACTTCATCAAATCTGAATAAACCACCATTCCCAGTCTCATCATTCAGTTGATCGGCAGTATCGACAATAAAGTTTTCTACAGCATAGTCACCAGACTCATCAAAGGTTCTCTTGGCAAAGTAATCTCTGATAAGATTGTAGTTTGACTTATTCTCAAGTTTCTTAATTACACCATTATCAACTCTAACCAACTCAACAAAGTTGGTATCTTCAGTATCAGTAAGTTGCTTCTTAGCAAGCTTTACACTAATTTTTAGTCTATCTGCTCCTGGAGCAGCATAGTTTGTAAATCCCTTTGCGTTATCGTTGAGAGATTCGTCCTGATCTGCGGTTACAATCTCTTCTACAATATCCCACCCAACTCTAAATGATGGTTCATTATCATATGGATCAAGAACAATCAGTGAGTCGGGAACATCTACAAATGTTCCTCTGATGAAATATACACCCTGAGCAACACCAACAGCATATCCAATAGCTGTCGCGTTAGAACCATTGAGTGTAAGAACGGTGTCACCACTTACAAGGGTAGTGTTACCATAAGTTACATTTTCCTCAAGAATCAGAATTTCACCGTTGATGAACTCTGTACTCTCACCATCAAGAGCACCATCCTTATACTTAACAAATACTGTAATTTCTTCTACACCTTCATCTGGTGGAAGAAGATAACCTCTAACTCTACCTGTAGCACCAGAAGTCTGACCTTTTACCTTTGTACCTTTTCCACTAGTAAGAGCATCCAGATAAACCGTTACATCAATGCCAAGATGTGTTGGGTTTACTTTAACAGTGGTAAAGACATTATCACAAGTGATTCCACCAGGAATCACCATAGAACCCTCTTTGAACATGTGAGATCCAAAGGATTCTATCTGGTTCTGTAGAATTGACTGAAGACCAGTTAATTCTCTTGCTTGAACTGGGAATCCAGGTTTAAATAAAACCTTATAGAAGTTGTCGTCCTTATCAAAATCATCATAATAAGGGCTTACGTTGAGGTTAGTCTTCTGTGGCATTTTTTAGAATTCCAGTATAATTTTTAAGTCTTCTTTTTGACGTGCGTTCCTAGCAATGGATGCTCTGTTGTCCAGGTAAATTGTATCCCCGGAACCTTTATTTATTTCAGGTGCCGCCATGCCTTGAACGAAGTTAACGCCAAGGTTAATTAATTTGGTTCCTGTTGGATTTGTGGTGATACCAGAGAATCCAGTATCAATAGAACCCGTGAAACCAGAAGTCTGACCTGTGATTGCGTTGCTGCTTGCTTCAAAAGCGTATGGTCTTCCGTTGGTAGAAATACCAACATAGTCCTGATGATTTAGTGTTGTACCGTTAAAGAACAAAGATCTGTCTTGAAAATATTTTAAGACTTTTGTTTCTTCATCGTAAGAAGCAACATAACCATATGCCTTCGCATTATTGGCAAGAGTCTGTTCAATGACTTCTCCTACTTGAGGAACACCAGTAACACCATTAGCACTTGTATTAAACTTGAATGATGAAAGACCACTAAAGGTATTATCAGAATAAATGTTATCAGTTCCAACTGCAGTTGGATTCTTTACAATACTAACTTGAGCAAAACTAGTATCAATTGGGAAATCTTTTGTAGAATCGTCAAATCTTGCGTAAACAAGAACTTTATCTGTTCCCAACTCAGTGTAAACATCATATCCATGTCCCTTTGATGGTGGGATAATTGGAATCAAATGTGCTGAAGTTCCAGTGGTACTTGAGTTAATTGAACCCAAATCTACTAGGGCATAACTGTAATCCTTGCCGCCTGAGGTGACAACAGTATTCGTAATCTTGCCACCTTCAACGTCAATTCTGACTTTACCGCCAGTACCATCACCAATCAGATTTACTTCCTGATTGAGTCCGTTGGCATAGTTAGCACCAGATTCTTGAATATATACCGTCTTGATTTGATTTTCGTTAATAGAAGAGTCCGCTGCTTCTCTAACTGCTCTAATTTGAGCATCAGTGGTTGTTTCCCATTGGTTGGGAACGGTTATATATTCTGTTGAATCGAATTTGATAATATCACTTGGACTAATCGTGAAGAGATACTTCCAAATATATCCATCACCACTATCACCTGCCCTAGAAGGTTCTAAGTCAGTGAATGTTGGTTGGTCTTGAGATACATTACCTTTTACGTTTGTACCACTAGAACCATTTTCAATACAAATATAAACCCTGTAATCAGAGTTCATTACATAGTAATTCGCATCATATAATCTAGAAGCATTTGTAATCGGTGAAGGATTCAATATACTGTAATCATCACGATACATCTCATACCTAGAACCAGCAACCCAATCAATCCTTCTTACAAGTCTTCTGACATTTGAAGAAGTGATTTTTTTGCCATAAAGAACCGTATCACCATAGTGTTTATGGTAAGTAAGGTTATCAATGGGAGCAGGAGGATTGGTGTTCCAAGTCACATTCCTTCCAAATCCAGTAATGATTGGGTTAGGAAGACCTACCGTAATATAATATGAGTTAGAAGAATTTTCTACTGACTCAACAAAATTACTGGCATTCAGAATTCTAAATTGATCAGTAACAAGTGCGGACATTGTTATCTTTTTTTATGTATTTATAGGGGATCACCCACCATAGAATGGTAAAATATTATCTACGTAAAGATCGCTGGAAGATCTTGGTTTTCTAGAGAGAACCGCACCTGTATTAATTTCACCAAAGTCACCTCTTCTCTGGATAGTTGGGTGAGTGCTTAATCCAGAGTTGTATGTAAATCCAGTAACGCCGATTGCGATTGGATTGACTCTATCACTGAAGTTATAAATTCTACCCCAGGAGAGTCTTCCCAGAGATGTTGTGAGTCCTGCTTGTGTCTGATCAAAGTTGCCAGTTTGTGCGATTCCTGTAAGAGTACTACCACTGTGTACATTACAAATTACTTCACCGTTAGCAGCAAGACTACTAACACTATCAACAATGTAGATATTATCAAGGAATGATGTTCCAATTGAAACAACATCATTGTCAGAACTATAGATAGAAGTTACTCCACTGCCAACCTTAGTGTCTGAGATAACGATTGGGTATCCAGCAACCAAAGTTCCTGTAGCATTACCATTTTGGAGTTTACCGAGAGTGGTGTAATCCTTCAGAGAATTGTACATGAATTTAATTGCTGTCTCACCGTTAGAACCAGTTGCTGTAGCAATTCCAGTAATGATTCCAGTGAATCCCTGAACGTTGGCAATATTGAATATTGATTGTGTAGTAGCAGAAGGAACCTCAATAATTGTATTTGGTGGATTAGTTGAGGTGTAACCAAATCCCGCGTTTGTTAAGGTGACGGAAGAAATTGTTCCTCCAGCAGAAACGGTTGCTGTTGCTGTAGCAGTAGTTCCAACACCAACACCAACTGACTTGGGAGCAGCAAATGCGATTGAAAGTGTAGAACCAGTATATCCAGCACCTGGATTAGTAATTGTGAGAGAATCAACTATTCCCAATCCGTTAACTGTCGCAGTGAATGCTGCGGAGACTGGTTCATCACCAGTTACAATAAACGCATCACATCTAAATGTGCTCTGCTTATAATCATATTGAATTTCATCATAATCAAAGAATTGTGCGTTATCGACAAAGATTTCTGTAGAATCTGTGTTGATATCCCCAATAATCTTTGCTGTTGGGAAGATAAGAGGTTCAATGTTGTTTCTGGTTTTGTAAACAACATCACCATTAATGAACTTATCTTTCTTCTGCTTAATCCAATCAAATGGTTTGAAGGTAGAAGAGTTGATACCTGGACCAGTATACGTTGGAGTTTCCAGTGTATCTGAACCAAGAAGTTCAGTCAGAGTTCTATTAGTTAATTGATCTACAGTGCTCTGGAAGAGTGGATGCTTTTTAATGAATACATCATCACCAACCTTTAAAGTTTCTGTAACAGTTGTAATACCAACATCAACTCCATCTTGACCAAGATAGAAGAAGATATCAACTTTATCATTAGTTTTAGGAGCAGTAGTAAATGTGAATGAAGTACCGCCAGTAAAGTTATAAGAATATCCAGGTCTCTGGAGAACTCCGTTGATAAAGATAACCAGAACAGCATCGAGGTCAATTGCGCTAGAAAGATCACTTGCTGGATCAAGTTCAAAACTTAACAAGTCATTTTCGTAATATAGTGGGAATCTGGTTCTAATTCCATCTTGATATCCAGCAATGCTATCAATGTAGTCCATTTCACCGAACGACCAAGCAGAGAAGAAGTCATTGAATACTTCAGTAACTTCAAGTTGGAAAGGAGCAAGAGGTTCAGTGAGATGAGCAGCAGTAACAAGACCAGATACTGTCAGGACATCACCAATTTGGAAAGAATATCCATTTCTAACAACCTTAAATGTGTCAATATTAAACAGTGTTGCACCAGTTCCGACAATGTGTTCGGTACCAGCAGCACCAACAGTCAGATTTAATAAGAGATTTTCTCCAGTTACTGTGGTGGTTCCAATACCAAGTCTTGAAACACCAGTGACCTCCATATTTTCATAATTTGGTTCTGGAATAACCAGTCTTGGATTGACATAATCTTGTCCAGCAGCGTCGATGCTGAACGACAGACTACCACCAACACCAACTTGTGCTGATACTTGGGCACCATATCCACCACCGCCACCTTTACCAACATTAACGGTAATTGTATTTGAAGTAACTGCCGTAATTGCTGTACTGATACCTGAAATAGGATCAGTGCTACGTGGATAAGATTGTTCCGTGAAGAATTGGTCATCAGAACATCTGAAGAACAAACTGTTATTAGCAATCTGAATGGTGTCAGATGTGGTCAAGGTGTGGGAACCAATCGTCAGAACCATTACTCCACTATGAGGAGTGTATTGTGCTGCTGTTGGAGTAAATGTATCACTGGTGCTTGCGGTAATGCTATCGGTATTAGACCTTGAGAATCTATGTTCAAATTCGAGGTCAGTAACTCCAATAGAAACAGGACCTCTGTAACCAGAACCATGATTAAGTGAGAAGTGCTTATAGATTTGACCACTATGGTTGTAGTGATGAGTGATTGAACTTGGTCCAACCAAAACATTCAGTCTATTGGCATCAATAACATTGTAGACATCAAGTGAACGCTCGTGATCTGGGAACACTGTAGTCGTGATTCCACTATAAGCGGGAGTACAAGTAAAGTGTAATCCAACCAATTTTACACTGTCTCCACCACCAAGATAATGTGGTTCAGTCGTTTCAATCTCAAGGATTCCAGAGAATTTGTTATAACTTGCGGTGCTGATAGACTTAGCACCAATCCAGGTATTGATACCAACAATCTCAGTCAATCCACCATTACTATCTTTCTTTACCAGAGTCTTAGCACCAACAAGAGGAGCATAACCCAGACCAGGAGTTGAACCCAGAGATACAATCAGACCACCTCTTGGAATCTGGTTTTGATTGATATCAGTATCGGAAGAGATTGGAACACCATCAATGGATTCAATGCCAGTGAATACAAAACTGGAGATGCCAACGTTGGTGTCACGTTCAATAATATAGTTCTGACCAGTGTTATTTTGGGTTGTTGGTGTTTGGAATACTCCATTGATAAACAGAATTCCATTTCCGGGTTGAACACCACTGGTGTTAATACCTTCGATAGTTGCTGTATAAGTTTTTCCAATACCAGTAAACTGGTCTGAAATATCGTCAAACAACATATTGGTATCATAATCAGATCTTAGGAATGTTCTTCCAGAGAACTCTGCCTTGACATATGGAAGATTCGATTCATTTCTTCTTGCTCTATTGTTACCTTTTGGTGGGTCAATGAAGTGAATCTCATTCTTAACAATATTAAAGGAACCTCTATAAACTCTTACGGTAGCACCATCTGTGTGGGTTGTGGCAGAACTTCCAACAACTGCTCTCTCAACAGAAACTGTAGGATGTGTAGCAGCAGTACCAGCCGCAATAATACCATTAATTGGACCAAGAAGTTGACCATTGGTGTTTGTACTTAAACCAACCTCAACAACCTTCATGTATTCATCATCAATTCTAAGAATATCTCTTGGTTGAACTGAACCAATTCCACTGATATTGAAGGTGGAAATCCCAGCACTGATTCCTCCATTGTTGAATCTTAAAATGTGGTTGATTGGAGTGAATGTAATTGGTTGTTGAACAATGCCATCAAGACCAACAACAGTCTTAGAAAGTTTTTTCGTAAACTCAAGTTCGTGAGCATTACCAACACCAGCATCAGTAAAGGTTACAAAAATTCCTGCTTTTGCGTATTCTTTTCTAGTAGCAAGTTTGAAAGTATCTGGAGTAATCGCAATTGGATAGACTCTACTTGGAAGTCTATCGGTAACAACACCAAGATAATCCGCAGTCTGACCAATACCAACGGCAGACTTACCAACACCAACAAAAGTTGACTCTGGTGTGTAAATGAGCTCTTCTCCAGTGTTGAAGAAGTGGTTACGATAAGTGAACAATCCTGTAGCATAATCTAACTTAGTTGTGTCAGCAGGATCGAAGGTCTTCATATAGATTGGATAACCATCATATGTCAACTTAAAGTTAGTTCTATTTGCTCTCAGACCATTAAGACCATCAAACGCAGTCAAGAAAATATTCTGAGTAGTTGGACCAAACTTCAGTGGTTGAGACTGATTATCGAAGTCCATTTCTCTGTAAAAGACCTCATTATATCCTTGAGTAACTACTTCATAACCAGCATCTGGGTGGAAATTGAGATAGAAATTACCACCATCAATCTCTCCACTAAAAGTACCAAGACCAGTTACATTATTGACTGGGGCAAATGGTCCAGGAACAACCGTGATGTCATTTTCTTCATTGTTTGCCATGATGACAACTTGGTGGATCGCAGAGGAAGAACCAGCAGAAACGCGAACAATAGAGTTAGAAGAAGAAACTCTACTAAGATCAAATGTACCGACACGAATAGTTGAAATTCCACTATTGACTGTAGATTCGTATCTTGCGCTCTTTTCACTACCTTGTGGTTGATTATTGAGAAGATATCTGTATGTCCCAATTCCAGCAGTTGAAGCAGCAAAACCGACAACAGTAGATCTTACATCATAAGATACTAGAGAAGACACCCCAACATTTCTTGCCTTTAATCTGACAATATTTTCGGAAGAGTCATACTCTGTTTCTAGAACTCCAGTTTGAGTCGCACTATAAGATTGAGTTGTAGCATCAAAATAATACTCACTCAAATAAGTATTGGTGCCGTCAAAGTCTATAAATGCTTCGATGTAGTTTGTTTCATTAGTAAATCTATCGCCAATTTCAACACTAGCAAATGCTCCATTGAAGTTAGTTGCAGCATAAGAAACAAGTGTCTTAACGCTACTAATACCAGAAACAGAACGCCATGGATCATTAATAGAACCAATACTAGTAATACCAGCAACAAAAGAACCACTTAGAGTTACAGAACCAAATGCTGAAGTTCCAATACCAACATCACCAGAAGGTAACTGTTGATAAAGATATGATTTTCTTAGAATCTTAATATCGTGGTCAGTTTCATATGGATCGGTTGGAGTGAAGAATAGACTTCTTGTTCCAATATCATCCACATCAGCACTAAAGTCTCCAAGTTTGTGGTTAGAGTGTGCTGAGTACTTCTCAAAGAGGAAAGTGTCAGTATTGGTGGTTTGAAGAACAAGTTCGGAAAGTTGAACGTGACCATTATCAGGATCGACAATTTGAATTGTATATCTTACAAGATTATCCTGTGCATCTACTTCTTCAAGTTCTGAGAATGTATCTTGGAATCCTCTGGAAGAGAATTTGTCGCTGATATCATCATGAATAAGAACTCTATTAGTTCTACACTCAGTATAACTTGTAAGTTTTCTGTTCTGAATCTGTAATTTGTTTGATTTCAGGAAATTCCCAACACTGCTTTGCTCAACATCAACGTCTACAGTATTGTCAAAGTTATTGATAGTATCAACTCTTCTCTCATTAATAACATCAAGAACAACAATAGAAGTTGTGCTTCCACCCAAACCTGCTCTAGCGGAACCAGTAGAGGTTACACCAACATCAGCAAAGTTCTTAAGACCTGCTGGGTGAACAATACTATTGAGCGGTGAAGAGAACTCTTCCCAAGTTATTGGACTCTTGACAGAGTATGAGAGATTTTGGTAATAATCATTATTTGGTGTGACCTGGTAGTCTTCACTAATCTTACCAATATCATTTCTCCATCCAATGTCATTTTTGGATGAGTAGTTTATATTAAACTTCGCTCTCTTTCTATCAATACCAGTTACATCTGCGACTGTGCCACTAACAACACCTCTAATCTTTGCTCCTTTTTGAAGGTTGTAGGTGCCGCGAATCTTAATATAGTCTTCCCTAACTAGAGAGACCTTTAGATCCGTCTGTACAAATCCAGTTCCATTATCAACATAAAGTTGCTCATTGATTTCAAATGGCGATCTGTTCTGGATAATATTAATAACTGGGTAATTTTTCTTATTAATAATCTGAGCAAATCCAGACTGATTGATTTTAGCAATTCCAGGATTTGTTGAAAGACCAACTCCTCCCGATACAAGTTGGAAGGTAAGTGTTGCTGGACTTGCATTGTTGTAGTCAACTACCTCGAAGAACTTATAATCATAATCTTCTGAGTTATATCCAGTTCCAGTTGAAGCAAGGGAAACACCCTCAACAAAGACTTCATCTCCTGGAGCAAACAGAGCAGTAGTAAATCCGAGGATTGGAGTTGTCAATGTACAGGTTGCGATGCCTTGACTTCCAGTCTGCATCGAACTAATTCCAACTCCATTAGAGTTATTAATTGCTATAAGTCTGTGTGGTTCGGATTGAAGACCAAAGATTGGTCCAAGTTGCTCAACTTCCGAAATAGCACCGTTTGGTGCCTTAGCTACGAATGTTGTAGTGTCAATGACTTCCTTGGTTGTATCATTGAAGAGAATAAGACCAGGATCACTAAGATATCGTGAACCACCAGATTCAATATTAATACTACTAATAGTATCTAAGTTATCAATCTCTATAATTGGGGGAACATCTGCTTCTGGTCTTAAAGTCTTATCGGAGTGATAATCATATCCGATATCCTTAAATCTAACTTTCTTAATTCTTCCAATGGATGTAGATGCTGCCGAAACATTAGCATTATATCCATTAGTAGAAACAACTTCTTTGAACTTCGGAAGTTTACTGAAGTTAAATCCTTTAGATAAAGTCTTAATCTTTCCAATACTACCATTAATAGCATTAGCAGACTTGGTTGTATATGATAAAGTAGCAGTATCTTGAGTATAATTTAAAATCTCTGGAAGTTTAGATGGTGAGAAAGCAAAAGATGTAGATCCTACACCAAAAACATTGTATGTTCCATTATATGGACTATCGACGTAGTTCAGTTCAGAGAATCCAACAACTTCCTTATCCGCAGTGCTAATATATCCACCCTTCTCTATTCCATAGAATAGTTTAGTTGGGGTATTTGTAGAATAATTGAGAGTCAAAGATGCTGTTGCAGCAACACCAACAGTTCCTACTCCAACTACATTAAAGTTTCTACTATCGTAAGAAGAGACATACTCATTGCTAAATTGACTATCAGTATAAATTTTTAACTGATATCCTCTCAGCGATGTATCTGATAAATCGAATTTAAGATTGTTGTTCTTGACAATATTGATTGGTGGATTAATAAGTGAGAATGTATGATTCGTATCACCAGTTCCAACAATATTGACCTCTTGTTCTGTGAGAGGATTACTCTCATAACGAGTCTCAGCAAGACGGAACTTATCGCTAGTATCTTCGATTACAAAGTAAGATCCTGTATGAAGACCTGAGGCAACCTCAACACTCTCATAATAAACCTTATCTCCAGTCTTATAACCATGATTATTGATTGTAATCTGATTAGTTGCCGTATCGATAGCGGATGAAGTAATTCCAGTTGGATTGATGAGAATCTTTTTCTCATCTTCGTTAAACTTAACTCTAACAGCAGTAGAAGTTCCAGTACCAACGGTGGAGTTTGGAACAACATTAAACTTGATAGTGTCACCATACTCAAGACCATGAGTTGCTCCACAGGAAACAACAGTCTTAATCTTACTTACATCGGCAGTAATTTTGGACCTGTTGGTAGTGAGTCTATACTCGGAGTTATCAGAACCAGTACTAAAGAAGTATAGACCGTTTCCGGCAGTAGTTAATCCAACTTGAGTTGCCAGACCAATATAATCAGCACCTTTATTGATAATGTATAATGTTGATGTCAGAGATGTATTGTCTGGAATAGAGAAAGAATTTGCTTGTGCCGCATTATTGGCAGCAGTAATGGAAGCAGTACCTGGTTTATTGGACTTAGTGAAGATTACTTCCTCACCAGTATTGAATGGGTGATTTGGAATATAAATGGAGCGGTTTGGTACAGAAATAGTTTCCTGTACATTTCCAATAGTAAATGTTTTAAGTGTGGAGGTAGTTCCTACACCAACAGAGTCCTGGGCATTAAAGAAAGCAACACTATCAAGAGTAGATTTAAATTTGCTTGTCTTAATTGGTAGAGTAATTCTATCACCATTAAGTCTCAGTTCACTACTAAAGCTATGAGCAACTCCAGCAGTTCCATATCTCTTAACACGAAGAACGCCATTATTGTAATTATTCAATACAGTAAGAAGTTCTACACCATCAGAAGACTTGACAGTAATTGTGCTTCCTACAGATACTGTCTGTAAAGGACTTGAAACAAAAATATCTTCAAATACACCATGGGGTTGAGAACTATACGCAGTCATAGTTCCTGCGAGAGATACTGTCTCAGTACTAAAACCAATTTTATGTGAACCGTTCAGACCAACAACTGATGTTGAAAGACCTGTTACCAAAACAGTATCATTATTTTCGACATTCCATCCACCAACAGTGTAAGCAGAAATCTGCCTATCATTGTCCCAAATTAAAGTAGCGTTTTCATAAGTGTCAAGTGAAGTATCAATAGCAGTTACTGCTACACCAACGAGTTCTGAAACTTCACCTCTAATACCAACTCCACCAGTACCTTCAATATTAAAATCAACTCTATCACCGATTCTATATCCAATTCCACCATCAATAACTTTGATTTCATCTACTACACCCTGGGTGACAGACTCGACAACACTAGTCTGGTCAAATGATTCATATCCCTCATTAAAGAAGTCATAATCTGCTTCTTTTTTGGCAACATTGTATGGGAAGGTATTTCTGACAAGATTAGAATTATTGAAGTCAAATGAATGATCTAAAGTGAAGTTTTCTTTGATAGCCTCAGATTTATATGACTCACCAATAAAATATGGATAAAGTGGTTCCAAATCACTTGAAGTGGCACTTGTGGTAACACCTACAAAGTAAGCATAAACACCATTGGGAAATTCTGGTGTCTTACAGAAACGACCATTGTGGCGGTCAAGATCGCCAACTCCAGTGTACTGATAATCATCAGTAAAGAATCCTGCTGTGAAACCGGGTCTATCCGCAACCAATGAGGTTTTGATCTCATATCCAGGTCTAACAAGTCTTACGCCAGACTGAACGTTATCTACTTCACTATAACCAAATGGACCATAGATTGGATTTCCATCATATGCCCAACCAACGATTGGTGAGTGATTTCCATCAAATGATTCAAAGTTTTGACCAAGGTCTGTGGAGTATCCAAAGATTGCGTGGACCAAAGAATCTTCTTTATCATTCTTATACAGATTGGAGAAGATTTTGGTGCTCTTACTTCTAGAGTGATCAGCAAATCTCTCAGCATCATTTACGTGGAGACCTCTAACTCTAGTGTCAAACTTGGCACCAAATCCTCTTGATCTTACATATATTGAAGTAGCATTACTACTGTAGCCAATGCCACCATTGATTACTATAACATCATCAATACGATTATTAACAATAACTGGTCTTAAAATAGCACCAGTTCCTGGTGTTTTAGATCTATCTTCTACAACAAGATCTGGGAATGAAACATATCCATCACCCTTATTAAGAACTTGAATAGCAACGATTTGACCATTATCGATGATTGGCGCTAGCTGCGCGTTATTGCCCTCAGAGATGGTTACAAGCGGTTTCTTATGAAGATTAAGGACAGTAGATCCATAACCCGTTCCAGACTCATACAGGTATGCGTCAGCGATGATACCAGTAACTAATGGTGTGAATGTAAACGAACCACCAGTAGTTCCAGCATATGAAACATTGGCGTTGATTGTGATAGGTGGATATTGGAATATATGATATCCACTACCAGTGCTTGTGAAGTCTACATACTTCTTCCTGGTAAGTTCGGTAGTTAATGTTCCGTCAGAACCAAGATTGATGAGTTTGAACCTATCAACATCAATCTTCTCAACATAATATCTGTTATTGTTAGTAAGACCACCAACAGTAGTTTCAGTTGCTGTATAGATTACAGTCTCACCTGTCTCAAATCCATGTCCCTTGTACTCAATAGTATTGTACTCTACAGAGACATGACTTGGATTTGCTCTTAATTTTCTGTGGGTATATCCTGAACCACCATCAAGAACTTTAATCTCTCTAAGATTTCCTTGAGAAAGAGTTCTGAATTTATGAATACCTGTAGCATCTGATGGTACAGACAATCCAAGAGTATTAATACCAGCGATACCATTCAAAGCATCACCTTCATTAATGTGAAGTTTGACCGTAGTTGTATTGACAACCTTTACAACATATTCATCGCCACTAATAAGTTTTCCAGTTTCAGTATTATTAATATCATATGCTTGACCAAGAGCAATTGGATTATTGCCGTTTTGGTTGTAAATGATGCGTTGACCATCTACAAGACCATGTGCTGTCCTAAAAGTAATAGTTTCATTAGTGATATCAACACCACCACCAAGACTTAGTGGTCTGCTATCGAATTCAATTTCACGGAATCTTACACCAACAACGGGTTCCAGGACACATCCTTGACCATTACCGCCAGTCAGTGTTACAGATTCTACATTATCAATATCAAATTCTTGTGGATCTACAAAAACTTTTTTGACTGAACCAGTAATGACTGGTTCAACATATGCTGTAGCACCAACACCAGCACTGATAGTAATATTTGGTGGATTAATTACATCATAATCTCTACCACCATTGAGAACTTCAAACTTTTCTATAGGACCATAGTAAATTTTATCAGCACTATCAGGACTGCTAATCTCAACACCATCAATCAAAACACCAATATTTCCAAGATTTCTCTTGGATTCTTTAATACTTGCCAGTGGAGAAGACAGTGGGAACTTTCTTAAAATATTATTGGAGGAGAGTTCTCTATCTTCGTGACGAACAAGAGTGAAGTTATGAGTTCCAGTACCTGTAACTGGAGCAAATCTAATGAACTCATTACCAGTCAAAAGTGACTTGGAAGCATAAAGATAAATTTCTTTTCCATTGACTAACTTAACATAGTAAGTTTCTCCAGAATTTAATCCGGCGAGAGGATTTGTGGCGGTGTATCTAATTTGATCGCCATCAATAAATCTTACAGGTGTGGCAAACTTAACTGTAGAATATGTTTTAAAGAAATTGCTATATCCACCTAAGTTAACTTCTGTTCCGTCAGGGATAGTAGACTCAACAATCTCATCCTGAATTTGATATCCAGGTAAAGAGTGCGAAGCAACATATCCAAATTTACTTAAGTCATCAGTATATACATTCAGTACGTTAGCAATATATACACCTTGACCCAACTTAATTACAACACCAGCACTTCTACTCTTGGCAAGATTTCTTCTGATGCTATAAGAAACACCAGCAGCAGGTGTAAATGATGAAATATTACCGAGGGTTAAAGTTCTATTTGTTGGAATCGCAGTAATAATAGCGTCAGCAGATGCCTTTGTATTGCTACTACCAACAAGAATATCTACAGAATCACCAACTCTAAACTGTGCTTTATCAATATCAGACTTGACAGCAAAGTTAGCACCATT